CTTTCCCGATTTGGGATGATGTGCAAACCTTTGACGGACAACCATGGCGCGGCATTGTTGACATTGTGGCTGGCGGTTTCCCGTGCCAGGACATATCCGTTGCCGGAAAAGGCGCAGGCATTGACGGAGCCAAGTCAGGAATGTGGGGACACATGGCGCGGATCATTGGCGAGGTTCGACCCCGATATGTCTTTGTGGAGAACAGCCCAGCCCTCATTACTCGAGGACTTGGGCGAGTCCTTGGTGACCTGGCCGCGCTCGGGTATGACTGCCGCTGGACAGTGTTGGGAGCTGCCGATGTTGGGGCGCCGCATCAAAGGGACAGATTTTGGCTTGTGGCCCACCATAACGGTGTGTGGCAACTACAACCGCAAAGGCGCCAGCGCTACCAGTGGGGATGGCCTGATAACGGCGCTCAGGACATGGCCAACGCCAATCAGGCGCGACAGCAGGACGGTTCGGGGGGGGGCAAGAATGAAGAATTCCATCGGGTCGGAACCGCTGATAACGCAAGTAGCGGAATCGGAACGCCGGACGGATGGCCGCCTGAACCCGATGTGGGTCGAATGGTTGATGGGGTGGCCTTTGGGATGGACAGACTTAAAGCCCTTGGCAACGGACAAGTCCCAGCCTGCGCAGCAGCCGCTTGGAGAATCCTAAATGCTCCGTGACTACCAACAGCGCACCATCGACCAGCTCTACGCCTGGTTCGACCGAAACGCCACCGGCAACCCTTGCTTGGTGCTGCCCACCGGCTCGGGCAAGAGTCACATCATTGCCGAGCTTTGCAAACAAATGATACAAGAATACCCGGAAAGTCAAATCTTAATGTTGGTTCACGTTAAAGAATTACTTGAGCAGAACCTTGAGAAATTGCGACACCACTGGCCTGATGCGCCAGTTGGCGTCTATAGCGCATCCGTTGGGAAAAAACAATTAGGCGAACCTATTACATTTGCCGGCATTCAATCAATTAGAAATAAAGCAAAACAAATAGGCCATGTTGATATAATTTTATGCGATGAGGCACATGTTATATCGCACAAGGACGAAGGTGGGTATAGAAAGCTAATAGCGCAATTGTTAGAAATAAATCCAAGATTGCGCGTAATAGGTTTTACGGCTAGCCCTTACCGCCTCGGCCACGGAATGATTACCGACGAGCCCGCCATCTTCCGCGAGCTCATCGAGCCCACGAATATCCTAGAACTGGTGCGCCTCGGCCACCTGGCGCCGTTACGCTCTAAGCACACTACCGCCCAACTGGACACCAGCGAGGTTCACAAGCGTGGCGGCGAGTTCATCGAAGCCGAGCTACAGGCCGCAGTGGACACCGCAGACCAGAACAATTCTGTTGTGCGCGAGATCATTAAGCTCGCCGGGGATCGCAAAGCCTGGCTAGCTTTCTGCTCTGGCGTCCAGCACGCTTGGAACATATGCGACAAGCTCAACGAACTTGGCATCGTGGCGGATTGCATTACTGGCGCAACGCCCAGGCGCGAGCGAGAACGCATCATCGGCGAATTCAAGGCGGGCCGAATCCGCTGCCTGACCAACGCCAATGTCCTGACCACCGGGTTTGATTACCCGGACATTGACTTGATCGCCATGCTGCGGCCCACCATGTCGCCAGGCCTTTATGTCCAGATGGCGGGCCGGGGTTTGCGGCCCAAGAGCCACACAGACCACTGCCTGGTGTTGGACTTTGCCGCAGTAGTGGCAACGCACGGCCCAATCACCCACGTCCGACCGCCGAACAAGAAGGGCGAGAAGGAAGGCGCCGCGCCGGTCAAGGTATGCGACAACTGCCAAGAACTCTGCGCCCTGGCGGCCCGTGTATGCCCCGCCTGCGGGCATTTGTTTCCCGAACCGGAGATCAAAAAACTCAAGCTCCAGAACGATGACATTATGGGGCTGGCGGGCAAGGAAATGTCGGTAACCGCCTGGCGCTGGCGCAAGCATGTTGGTCGAGCTACCGGGCACGAAATGCTCATGGTCACCTATTACGGTGCGCTGTCGGACGCGCCAGTAAACGAGTACATGCCGGTAAACAATCCCGGTTACTCAGGCGAAAGGGCGCGGCGGACCGTGGCAGAGATCGCCTCTGGCGCCGATGTTGCTATGACCGATCTGTACAACCCGCTGGATGTGGTAGCCGATATCCTGTCCTGCGGCGAGCCGCCAGACATGATTGAGTTCAAGATGGACGGTAAATATCACCGTGTGATGCGAAGGAGTTGGAATGCGCCACAAACATCCTGAGATCGTCACGATCTACAACCAACTGGTGGAAGCTGGTCCGCCGCGCTGCTGCCACACTTGCGAGCTTTACGGCACGGATGGCTTGTGTGTAGAGTTTTTCAAAGAGCCGCCGGAAGACTTCGCCGCCACGCCGAATGCCTGCGACAAGTGGGTAATGGATCTGCCATTTTGAAAACAGAACACGAAGAACAGCGAGAACTGGTGCAATGGATCCGCCAGTCTTGCGGCGTGCGGGTCTTTGCAATCCCCAACGGCGGACTTCGGGGCATTGCAGCCGCCGGACGCCTGAAGGCCGAGGGTGTCTCGCCTGGAGTGCCTGACCTGTTCATCCCGGCCTGGCTGCTCTGGATTGAGATGAAGCGCGAGAAGGGCGGCAGCGTCTCGCCAGAGCAGCAGAGCTGGCACGCCTACTTGACCGGCCTGGGGCACCATGTGATCGTCGGGCGCGGACAGGAAGATGCTAAAGAAAAGATGCGAAACCTAGGGTTTGTACCTAGGAATTGATGCTTTTTTTTAGGTAATATCCTTCTCACACCAACCCGCAACCGGACCGGAGCCAACATGAACCACTACGAAGAACACCTTGCCCACAGCGCACCCTGCAACAGCCGCTGGGACGGATTTGATCGCGGCGATTCAGGCCACGACGTTGATAGCCCCGACGAGCGCTGCATTGGTCGCATGACCAGCGAAGCCGGCCAACGTGTTTCGATCTACGAAATCAACTTTGGCACCGATCACGAGTATTCAGTCTACGTTGATGGAGCTCGCGTGTTCTGCGAACTGGATTGCCGCCCTCAAGCCATTCAAGTTGCTCGCTGGTGGCTTGCAGGTTGCCCCGCCCAATAACCAACCCAGCCCGGCCAAGCGCCGGGCACTAAGGAGCCCCAATGATCTCTGATGCCCTCTTCGCCGCAGCCCTCGGGCTTGCCGGCGCCACCTTCCTCTTCCTGGCGCTGTCATGAACGGCGCCCCACCCTGCCCGCTGGATAGCGTGGAATTCGTTTACAACATAGACGATGTGAGCGAGCCGCTGGTCTGCCACCTAGATTACGAGCCGGAGTGCTTTGGCCACGGCGATCACCCCGATTACCCAAGCACCATGTGCTTGGTTGCCGCGTACATCAAGGACACCGACATTCTGGGCCTCCTGAGCCCCGACAAGATCGAGGCAATCGAACTGCTCGCCCTGGACGAGCAAGAACGATTCGATGGCGATGGTGGCTACGATGAAGAATAAACCGCCGAGCATCGGGTGGTGGCCATGCGGCCCGCATTGGCTGCGCTGGTGGGACGGTGAGCACTGGTCCTGGCCGTGCTTTGACTCTGACGGCATTTACGCCGTGAAAGTCTACGGCAACCGGGCCGACAAGAACGCAAAAGACGTTAGGTGGTATCCACGGCCAGACAACTGGCCAGAAAGGTCAAAGACATGAGCGATAGGGAAGAATACTTTTGCCGCGCTGCGGCCCGCCAGACCCTGTTCTGCGCAGTGTGGATCGTCGCCCTAGTGGCGCTGATTGCGTGGCTGGCATGACAACGACAGCTTGGTTGATGGCTAGGCCGATGGCCTGGATGATTAACGAAGGCGAGGTTTGCATTCTCATTACCCGCCGCAAGGATGAGATGTGGTACTGGTGGGACCGTGGATGCACCGTGGTGCCGCTGTATGCAATGCCCCCGCTGTAACGCGCCAGTTGGCGTGCTTTCGACTCGGGCCGCGCCCGACAACTCAACCAGAAGGAGATACCAGTGTTACAACAACCACCGGTTTACCACAATCGAACGACACGTCGATTTGCACGGTCGCTTGACGAAGCCTTCGGCGGC